TTTGACCACGGGGGGCACGGGGGTGGGGGTCGCCTGTTTTTCTTCGTGAATTAAAATAGGGTGGGTATCTATAGCATCGCCCCCGCCAACCCCCAATGCCGGGGGGTCTTTCGAGTCGGTCGCCCGCTTGCTTTGCGTCTTGGAAGCCTGCTTAGCCATTGTCATCGGTCCCCATGTCCACGTCTACGTCCGAATTGTCTAACGTTATCAGCACGTTAGCTGACTGATCTGCTAGTGACTGAACCGGTGGATCCCCCCGATCAGCGAGCGATCCCTCGATGGTCGTCATGCTTGCCAGCCCTATCAGTGCCGAGAGATGAGGCGAAGCGTTATGCGTCACTTCGATAGTGGCTTGCTGCTTGGCGCGCCCTATCGCTCGATCGAAAACTTCCTTTGCAGCTGCCAGGCGTTCACTGTGTGACGCCGTCTTGTCGAGCAGGATATCTTCGAGAACGTCGACAGCTTTGAAGGTTAATCCCTCCAGGCGTCGAAGCATGGCGGCACGCTTTGCAACGTGTCCGGATGGATTGCCAGATTGTCCCTTTACCCAAGCCACTGAACCATTGCCCTAAATTATTGTTTCGTTTGCGAAATAAATATCGCTTAAAAATAAATTGAGCAAGAAGCATTTTTCCTGTTGCATCTTGTCGGACTAGTTGATAATCATAATGCACGCGAGCACGATGCACGCGAAACAAAAAAGGGATTAAGAAAATGGTTGCATATTATCACAAAGTGCGTGGCGGGTTTCAATTGACAATCGTGGCGCAGGCTTGCAACGGCGCAGAGTTCAACAATGGCGAAAAGATTAGGGTTTCCGGAAAAATCGAAGCAAAACGGATCTGTAAGGATCGTAACATAACACCTCACAACTTTTGATTAGTGACAATCTTAGACCGGCATTTAATTAGTGCCGGTTCATAGATTGCCGTTGGAAGCAATCGCAAAGGAGAGAAGACAATGAATATACGATCAATTATCAAAACAGAGATGCTGCGCGTCGGCGCTGAAAAATACCGTATTACGGCGTCAAACGAGGTGCATTTTTACGGTGTCATGCCAAACGCTCACCGCACCGGCTGGTATTTAAAACACCATGACGTCGCTGATTACGCCAATCAAATCTTATCGGATATCGCAAAGGAGAAAAGACAATGAAACATAAAGCACAATTCGGCACCATCTCGCATGGGACAATGAGAACAAAAGATTTGATCCCGGCATTCGCCAATGAACTGGAATATCTCGCAGGAGATGAGGCAGGGTTTGATGTCCTTATATCTCGTGCGAATGCTTTGCTGATGGACGAGGATGGAAACTATTATTTAAACGAGGACGATGCCCAAGAAGTTCTTAATTATCTGTTTGATGCTTTGAACAGTCTCGCTCCTTCCTATGCCTATTTCGGATCGCATTCCGGAGATGGTTCGGATTATGGGTTCTGGCTGTCGGAGGATTTGGTGCAGGAGTTTGACGGGCTTAAAGTTTCAGACACCAGCGAAGTTCCAGAAGATTTTTCTGGTGAAGTTCTGCACGTAAACGATCATGGCAATGCCACTTTGTATGCTGCCAATGCCGGCATTCTGACAGAAATCTGGGCAGTAGTTTAAGGAGGACAGGAAATGAGCAGACGCATTAGTTTTGACGATACGAAAAAGACATTTTTTCGTTTGACTGACATTCTCGATGTCGGAGTGACCAATTACCAGACATTGCGCCACCATCTCGCAGAACTGCGAGCTGCTGCCATGCGTCTTTCTAATTTGGCAGAGCAGGAATGCAATGGTGTGACCGGTCCAGATGGTCATGCCAAATGGGATGAACAGGATCAGGCAAGAAATGAAAAGGCAAGGCAGAAAGCAGAGGATCGCGCATCGCGTGCTATCGAGTTTTTGCTGGATGCTGAAACGTTCAAACGCTTAGAAATCGAGTTTCAGCCCGATCCAAGAGGACCATCTGTGATCCTGCACATTAAGAACCAATACCAGCGTGCTGCCTGTTTTTGGTGACAATCAGCCAGACAGCATGGGTTCTGCCTGTGCTGTTCGCTGATTGCCATCGTGGACAATCAAAAAGGAGGCAGCGTGATGGTGCGAGTGATTATAGAGGACGTTTTGGAGCTGGCTTGCCTTGGCCTGTTTTTGGCAGCGATAGCAGCTTGGGCAGTGGGACTATCTTAATTAGGACGACAGCACGGCATAGGCCGCGATCAGCGCAGCCTCTGCTCTGTTGTGGTCCTTTTTTAGTTTCCAATGGTCATCTGACGCGAACAGCATGATCGCGTGCTTTCGTGCTGCTTCCTTATCGGCTGGCACATCGAGAGCACGTTTCCAGACACTCGACACCACCAGCTTATAGCCACGGAGCCCAGCCATTCGGAGCACTGCGATAATTGTTGCCATCGTCGCGCCCATCGAGAATGCAGACATCCCAGAGATGGCAGGAGGAGCGATCATCCTTTCGCATACCACGCGATCCACAGGACCGATCTCGTCGAGCAGCGCAGCGAATGCGACAGGATCGACATGCCTCCGCACTTTGCCGGTCGTGGTCGTTTCGGAATACGTCGGCAGGTCGTGCACGCACTCTACGGTGAACGCACCGGGCTGCCCGCTTACTACGGCGAGCGCACCCGATAACCCTGGGTCGATACCTATTACCCTCACGTCTACGTCTCCTTGGAAAGAACCACCACGTCTACGTCCACGTGCGCCAAATAGCACGTCTACGTCCACTTGTCGATTAAACGCACGTCCACGTCCACGTCTGGCAAAAACGGCGCGTCCACGTCCGCGTTTATGCCTTTTACGTCCACGTCTAGTGTACCCGAACACATCTCTTTCACGCCCTTCCAGAAAAACAACTGCTCTGACAGCACTTTACGCAATGATTCCAAACACTTAACCGTTTGGAAGGGCTGGAAGGGCAAAAAACGCAAATCCCTCGTATAATCAGCACCACGTCATAACAACCTATAAAACAGAAAACCTATAATATTACTAAACTTTATATAAAAGGTCTTCCAGCCCTTTCAACCTATCTAACCCTTTGAAATTATTAAAGAAAACATGGAAGGGTAGGAATATAATCCCCCTTCCATGCTCTTGCGTTGCCCTTTCAATTTTAACCCCCTGCGCAAAACACCGTTTGCACCTGTGCAAATGCTACTTGCCAAATTGCAAGCAAACAGTCCTTGCATCCTATTAAACAAGTCGCCTATAACCAAGATGTCCAAGGCAATCCCGCCAGCGGACCGAACTCTGTTTTCCTCCCTAACTCACCCGATGCCTTAAAAAGCATCGGGTCTTTTCAAACAGGAGCAAGAGCATGATTACTGGACGATCGTTAGGTGGCTTTGCGAGCAAGCGCCTATTAGGCGATTCGCGTGATCCCCGCCACGCGGATACCACTACCATAAGCCATATTCTCGAACTGCGCTGTGCGATTGACCGTCTGACCGCCGAGAACAAAGCGTTAGAGGATAAAGCCTGGCTGCTAGAACAAGAACTCAAACGCATTGAGCGAGAGAAACCATGAAAACCCTTATTCGATATGAGTACGAACCTGATAATGTGTGGGCAATTTGGGAAGACGAGAACGGCGACCGTACGCGGGAGCATATTGTTATCAACGGCGAGGTGCAGTGGTGATGTGTAACAGACCAAAACCGACGACTCATATATCCGGCGACATGGGCTACCGTTTTTCCGATGTGCCAGTGTTGCTAGGCTCCGAATACGCCGTTGCGGATGGTAGGATTTGGATTTCCTACACCTGCGAGCGCGACGAACGCGGGTGGGATGTAGACTGGGACTTTGAAGGGTTTGATGAACTGGATGTCTATTTATCCGATGGAGAACCAGTTGACCCTGCACCTGATGCCGTTTACGAACAGGTCAAAGCCTACCTTGAACTACAACCCTCAATTATAACGGATGCAGCTTATGACCACGCCCTCCAATCCTTCTAACACTTGCCCACGGTGCCTGTATTGGGATCACCACGCATCGGACCCGTACGGCATCTGCCGAGCCAATCCGCCGGTGGGCCACGGCTGGCCCCGCACTTCACGCGACGATTGGTGCGGGCACTGGGAAGCCGCTCCTGTACCGGTGTCGGTCATCGAAGTTGCCCCTGTTATTGAAACCAACACCAGAAAATCACGGAAGAACCAAACAGCATGACACTCGAATTTCAAACCGCCGAAGACCTTTACGCTCATTACCAAGCAGTTGCGCATCGCATAGGCTCGCGCCGCTACGTTTATCCGGTTGTGCCAGTTGCAACGGGGTTCCAACGACCTTCAGCCCCCGCGGTGGTTGCCCCGCCGCAGTATATGGAAGGCGTGCTTGACGCACCTGCTCCAGTGGTTGCAGAACGCGTGCTTGTCTCACCGGAAGAATACTGGCTTCGGATCGAGGCGGGCGAGGTGCCAAAGTCGGAGAAGACGGCGTTGCGGATGGTGCGGTTGATTGCCGAGAAGCACAAGGTCACGGTGCAGGAGATTTTAGGTCCGAGCCGTAAGAATCAAATCATGGTCGCCAGGCAGGAGGCGTATTGGTGGTTGTACAAGAAGTTCAAGTTTTCTGCGCCGAGGACAAGCCAGATCATCGGCAACCGTGACCATACTTGTGTCTTGCAAGGCGTTCCGCGTCATTTGGCACGGCAACCCAAATGACCGCGAAAGTCCTGCAATTCGGTTCGGTCGAGAACATCCGTAGGATAAAAGAACTAGAGGCGCAGTTAGGCGAGGCGCATGACGCGCTTCTGCGGGCGAAGGATGTCATCTTAGAGTTGCAAAAAGAACAGAAGTACCGAGAGTTCTATCAGTGGCTCGCCACTTCACGGCTGTCTGAAACGATAGCTTTAAGAAAGGAACTTCAAGATGGACGAAAATGATTTTCTGGAACGACTGCAAGAGCAGTTTGGCTTTATAGATTTTGTAATTGTGGGAGTTACCCCCGCTGCGGAAGGCGGAAAAGAATTAAACGATCTGCATCTTATCTCCGGTATGTCGCCGTATGGGATGTTGCTAATGCTGAACGAAGCAATGGCGAGTTTGATTGACGATTTGGCGGACGAAAGCCCGGCGGTACACTGATGATCGCATGGTCGCACCAAGCGGAAGTCGTACCGAAGTTACTGGCAGGTAACTTCTTATTGATATGGGATGCCGGTGCCGGAAAGACTCTGCCGCTTTTACAAGCGGCGAGTCAGCGCGGTGGCCGCACACTTTATCTTGGTCCTCCTGCTATTAGGACGCAGGTGTCAAAAGAAGCGCAAGTGTTCGGGTGTTACGATTGCAAAGACATCCAAGTGATACAATACGGCAAAGACAAAGTCGCGTCTCAGGCGAAGCTGGTGATCTGTTCATACGATCACCTGATTGACCAGAAACTCTGGAAGCAGTTGTTCCAGTTAGAGTGGGATACGTTGATCCTCGACGAAGGGCATTTGCTCAAGAACACCGCCGCTAAACGGACAAGAGCGATATATGGTTCTCGGCGAGATTCGCCAGGTGCGTTGATCCGGCGGGCCAAACGGGTGTGGGTTGCGACCGGCACGCCGATTGTGAACGATCCGAGCGATTTTTGGCCGCATGTGTCCCGGCTTTTGCCACGGGTACTGGAGTTGCTTGAGGTCGAAAAGAAATCGCAATGGATCGACAAGTTTTGCCACACTCGGCAAACGCCTTATGGGCCAGTGGTGACGGGCGGCAAAAACCTAGACGTCCTGAAGGCAATGCTTGCACCGTTCGTATCGCGGGCGAAGAAAGATACTATCCTCGATCTGCCACCATTGCTAATCACGCAACTGTGGGTTCCCGCTAGGGATATTGACCTTGACGGCATCCCCCCAGAAGCGATGCAAGAACTTGAGCGGTTGTTGGACACCAATCAGACCGAGCGTCTAGGTGAGTTGATGGCACCATTGGCGACTCTACGGCGTAGGATCGGAATGTTAAAGGCGGCGCATTGCGCGGACATCGTGCGGACGGAAGCCGAAAGCGGTGGCGGCAAAACGATTTTGTTCTACCACCACAAAGATGTCGGTCAGGCATTAGTCGAGCAGCTTACCCCGTTGCAAACGTTCAAAGGCGGTGTCGCACATTACACCGGAGGTATGGCGCAGACAAAACGCGATGCAGTGGTAAAGCAATTTACGGGTGACAAAAATTGTCGTGTGTTGGTTGCACAAATTATGGCGGCAGGTACTGGGTTAAACTTACAGGCGGCGGAGCGAATTATTATTGTTGAGCCAGCTTGGACCCCTGCGTCGAATGAGCAAGCTATCGCCCGTGCCTATCGCGCGGGGCAGAAGAAAAAAGTTTGGGCATCGTTCGTTTGTTTGGAAAACTCTATTGACGAACGTATAACTAGTGCGCTAATACGGAAACAACGAATCATTGATGGAGCAATCGGATGAGCGTGAAGACGGAATATCAAGTCAAAGAGTTATTTAGTTTACTGGAGCGCATTCAGGATTTGATAACGGACATTACCGACGATGCCGCCGCTTTGACGGTTGCGAAGAAGTTACGGATTACGCGCCGTGACATGGAAGGCATACTCGGCGATTACGCCGATACGGTGCACGGGGGGAATCATTTGATGATCGAGAAGCTGATTTACGAAGTGACTGGCGAAGTCACGTTGTTTGACGCGCCGATTGATACATGGCCCCAAATTAGCGAAGCCGCTGTCAATGCGATTAACGAATTTGAGTGGGAAAAATTTTTATACGAGATATCCAGATGAGCGGGCATTCACGATTTGGCGCGAGTGCCTCGCATCGTTGGATGCGCTGCCCTGGCTCTGTGTCAGTGACACATATGCTTCCGAACCCATCTTCGCCGTTCGCGGCGGAAGGGACAATGCTTCACGAAGTCGCGGCAAACATGCTTCTTGATCTTGAGAACCCGTACGATTTAACGGACGAGCAACAAGACGTTGTCGATATGTATGTTCAAACAGTGCGAAACGAAGCTAAAGGCGGCGAGTTATTTGTTGAGCAGAAATTTAAGCTGCCTCACCATCCAGAGTTTTGGGGTACGGCGGACGCGGTGATTAATTGTGGCAATGTGCTCAAAGTCATAGACCTTAAAGCAGGTCGTGGCGTTGCGGTCGAAGTGGATTATGCCGGAAAGATTAACCCGCAGCTTGGCTTTTACGCACTTGGCGCGATGGCTTCGCTTGATAAATGGGAATGGGATTCGGTTGAAATCATTATTGTTCAACCGCGTCTTGGCGGCATAAAGCGAAGGGTAGTAGACGTTTTGGAATTGGCGGACCTTGGCGCAGAATTAATCGCCGCCGCTAAATTGGCAGAAAGCGACAATCCTCCGTTTGCGGCGGGAAGCCACTGCAAGTTTTGTTTGGCACGCGCTACCTGTTCGACACTTCGGGACGAGGTAATGCGTTTAGCAAGGATGGATTTCGATGCAGTCGCCTGAAAGTTTGTCGAATGACTACATAGCCGAACTGCTTGATAAAGCCGATGTGATTGAGACTTGGCTGAAGGCAGTCCGTGCTTATGCACAAGAGTTAATTGAAGCGGGCGATACCGTGCCCGGTTGGAAATTGGTGCCGAAGCGCGGCACACGAAAATGGAAAGATGAGAGGATTGTTAAACAGCGTCTTGCTTCGGAAGGACTATCGGGTTTTGTAACGGAAGATTTATTGTCGCCGTCACAAGTCGAGAAGCTGGCGAAGAAGCAAGGGTTACAGTTTGATTTATTTGATCTCATCACTTCTGAAAGTACGGGGGTTAATTTGACCCGCGAGACGGACAAGCAGGTTTCCGCGACTGCATCCGCCAAATTAGACTTCGCGGACTAAAAGGTAAAACAGCATGACTATCGAATTTATTTATGGAGCAGTACAATGACGAAGATTACTATTGGACCGGGTCGGCTTTCGTTTCCTGCAATCTTTCACCCGCAGCGCGAAGACATGGGCGGCAAATACGGGATTACGATCCTGTTGCCACCCGACTATGATACGAAGCCGTTGGTAAAAGCACTTGAAGAAGTTGCCATCGAAAAGTGGGGACCAGATAAAGCAAAATGGCCTAAGGGTAACTTTAATGGTCCGAAGCAGGTAATTCGTTCTGCGGAAGACAAAGCGCATCTGGCAGGTTATGAGGCGGGTTGGAAGTTTATCTCGCTTAAGTCGAAGTCTCAGCCTGGTTGCGTGAACGCGGCGACTGATCCCGTTACGGACGAGAAAGAAGCGTACGCAGGGCGTTGGTGCCGTGTAACCGCGAGAGCGTTTGCATATGATAACGTGCTCAAAGGCGTAGGATTCGGTTTACAGAACGTGCAGTTGCTCAAGCACGATTCCGCCTTCTCCGGCGCGGGTCGGGCGCAGGATGACTTTGATGTCATTGCTGAAGAACTTGGCGCTGCTCCATCAGGTTCGGGTTCGGGCATTAGCCTCGACTCGACATGGGACGATTGATGCCCGAAGGGGCGGCTTTGTGCCGCCCCACCTTTTCCTGTGGATAACTTTGGAGAATAAAACGTGCTACCGTATCTTTTAACTTTTTCTTATATTGCGACAATACCCGTCGCTAATTGGCTAATCGAAAACATAGGAACTTTTTGCGTTCCAAACGGACCTTGTTTGGTTCCGGTTGGACTGGGACTCACTGCGCCGAGCGGTGTATTGATGATTGGATTTGCTCTTGTTTTGCGCGATCTTGTCCAACGCGAAAAAGGACCGATTTGGTCTTTGACCTGCGTAGCAGCCGGTGCAGCAGTGTCGTTTTTTATTGCGCACCCGGCGTTGGCTTTCGCCAGCACGGTGGCGTTTACGCTTTCCGAACTTGCAGATTTTGCTATTTACACCCCCCTTCGTCGGCGCGGGTTTATTCTTGCGGTAATTGCGAGTTCCGTTGTTGGCTCAGTAATTGATAGCGCGGCTTTCCTTTGGTTTGCTTTTGGCTCTTTGGATTTTTTAACGGGCCAAATTATAGGAAAAATTTGGGCTATTATTTTTGCCGTAAGCGTAATGTCGATTATTTCTTATTACAGGAAAAAAATATGACTATTCATTATCATGGAACTCCCCTTACACCACGGCGTGAATTAACAAAGTTGGCTGGAAAAAATTTCTGTGTCAGCTTTGCCCACCCCGCCGATGCAGATTGGTGCGTACACAACGCGCAATCGATTATGTGGGACAACGGTGCGTTTTCTAACTTTACTAAAGGAAAATCAATCGACGTTGATCGACTTTATGCATGGCTTGAAGATCGTCTTTGCCATCCACATTGGGCGGTATGCCTCGACGTTATTGGTGGCGATGCGGATCAGCAACGAGAGTTGTTAAAACAATGGCCTTTTCCAAAAGAATTATCTTCTCCTGTTTGGCATATGGGTTTACCGATAGAATATTTGTTGGAACTTGCGGATACTTACCCACGCATTTGTTTCGGATCTTCTGCCGAATATTGGCGAGTAGGTTCAGATGAATGGAACGGCCGATGCGAAGCAGCTTTTGAAGCATTGTCAAAAAGACACCGGCATTTGCCTTGGATACACATGCTTCGCGGTCTAGCTGTTGTTGGGAAAAGATGGCCATTCGCCAGCGCGGATAGCGTTAACGTTGCGCGTAATTTTAAATCAGTGGAAAAATGCCCAAGAAAAATGTCTGATGAAATCGATATTATCCAATCACCACCGTTTTGGATAAACCCAAATGAATTTTATACACCATACGGAAAACTTATTTGTGGATAATTATTATGCGTATTTTAATAGCTTGTGAATACAGTGGAACAGTACGTGATGCTTTTACCGCTAAAGGCCACGATGCAACATCCTGCGATATTTTGCCTACTGATAAACCAGGTAAGCATTATCAGGGGGATGTGCTTGATATTATTAACGATGGTTGGGATATGATGATAGCGCATCCCCCTTGCACGTTTCTTACCAATAGCGGAGTAACTTGGCTTCATAAAGACCCGTCACGATGGGATAAATTAGATGACGGCGCATCTTTTTTTAAAATGTTGTTAAACGCAAATATACCAAAAATAGCAGTAGAAAATCCGATCATGCACAAATATGCAAAAGATCGTATTGGAAATATTAAACAAACTCAAGTAATCCAACCTTGGATGTTTGGGCATATGGAGCAAAAAGCAACTTGTCTTTGGCTCAAAAATCTTTCTATGCTTGTTCCTACTCATAATGTTAAAAATGAGATGATGGAATTACCAAAACGAGATAGAGAAAGATTGCATTATTTACCACCATCTGCAGAGCGTTGGAAATTGAGAAGCAAAACTTTTCAAGGGATTGCTAATGCTATGGCGGAGCAATGGGGATGAGACTTCATATTGACTTTGAAACTCGTTCGACCATCGATCTTCGTAAGACTGGTGTGTACCGCTATGCCGAAGATCAAACGACCGAAGTGATCTTGGCGTGTTACGCGTTGGATGACGGACCCGTAAAAACTTGGTTTGCGCCGAACCCATGTCCGAAAGATTTGGCCGATCTTTTGGCCGATCCTAAAGTAACGGTTGTCGCGCACAACGCCGGATTCGAACGGGCGATGTTCGAGTATATCCTTGGTCCTCGGCACGGCTGGCCTGTGCCCGCATTGATCCGGTGGGACGATACCGCGGCAAGGGCTGCACGGCAAGCACTACCGCGTTCTCTTGAAGGCGCTGCCGATGCTCTTGGTCTAAACGTATTGAAAGATAAAGAAGGCAAGATGTTGATGCTTCGCATGTGCCGTCCGCGTAATGTGGCGGCGGATGGAAGCATTACATGGTGGGAAGACGAAACCCGCATGACACGGCTCGCCGAGTACTGCGCCACTGACGTAGAGGTTGAGCGAGAACTTGACCACACATTACGCCAGTTGTCTGATGAAGAACGCAGGATTTGGTGGTTGACCGAAGCGGTGAATGATCGTGGTGTTCGGATCGACGATACTTTTGCCCAACACGCAATCGCGCTCGCGAATGAGGCGCAGGGGGTTTTAAACCATAATTTAGAGGTTCTGACCAATGGCGCTGTAAAAAGCGCGAGTCAAATGTTTCAGCTTAAAGAGTGGTTACTGGCGCAAGGGTTTTCTATTTTTGAAGGCGATGATGAAAGCCTTAATAAAAAAGCCATTGAGAATATGTTGAAGCAAGACCTGCCACACAATGTAAAAGAAGTTTTAAAAATTCGTCGTGATGGCGGGAAATCATCCGTTGCAAAATATCAGGCGATGGTTGACCGGGTATCGTCAGACGGGCGGGTACGCGGGAATTTGATGTACCACGGCGCGAGTACTGGCAGGTGGTCGGGTGCGGGTGTGCAGTTGCAAAATCTTCCGCGAGACACGGTCAAAGATTGGAACTGGTCCCGCGACCATTTGCACCCCGTGTCAAAAGAAACACTTGGTCAACTGTCGAGAATGATTCGTGGCACGATTTGCGCCGCTCCTAACCACCGTTTGATCTGGGCGGATTATGCCGCAATTGAAGCACGTGGCGTAGCTTGGCTCGCGGGGCAGAAGAACCTTGTGAACCAGTTTGCCAACAACGGTAAAGTTTACGAAGAAATGGCTGCCGCTATTTTTGACGTTTCGGCTCAGGACATTGGCAAAGACTCTAAAGAACGTTTCCTTGGAAAGACAGTTATTCTGGGTTGTGGCTATAGCATGGGTGCGCAGAAATTTCGGCAATCCTGCGCGGCGATGGGTACGGATATTTCAGAAGAGTTGGCGCAAAAAGCGGTGAACACGTATCGCGAGCATTACTCGAAGATACCGTTGTTGTGGAATAAACTAAATGAAGCAGCTACATCCGCCGTGCAGAACCCTAGAATTGAGATGCAATACCAAGGTGTGTCGTTCTTTTCTGACGGCGACTGGCTTTTAATCCGTTTACCTTCTGGACGGAAATTGTTTTATCGCTCGCCTCGTATCGTTTCTTTTGCCGGACCGTTTGGGTCAAGACCCGCTATCGAGTATATGGCGGTCAACTCTATGACAAAAAAATGGGGACCAGAACGGACGTTTGGTGGAAAACTGACAGAGAATATTGTGCAAGGGATTTGCCGAGATATTATCGCTGAAGCAATGATGGCGTTAGAAGCAGCAGATTACCGAGTTATCGCCTCGGTGCACGATGAAGTGATCTGCGAATTACCTGAAAAATTTGGAACTCAAGAGGAAATGAAAAAGATAATGTGCCGGATACCAAATTGGGCGACTGGTTTTCCTATTGCCGCTGAAGCCAAAGAAGGTTTTAGATATGGAAAGTAATTTTGTAAAAAACGATGTGGATAAACCACGTTTTGATCTGATACCACCCGAATTTTTATGGGGCATGGCTGAAGTTCTGGAATATGGCGCTAGAAAATACGCTCCAAATAATTGGGCACGCGGTGCGGATTGGAGCCGGTATTACTCCGCTTTGCAGCGGCACTTAAATTTGTGGTGGGCAGGTGAAGATTACGACGAGGAAACATCTTGCTCACATTTGTATCATGCCGCATGTTGCCTAGCCTTCTTGGCGGCTTATCAAACCAGAGGAATTGGGCAAGATGACCGCCCTCATACGCCGGGGACTGACAATGCAGATTGATAACATGGAATCCTTACTTGCGGCCCTCGAAGCCGCCCGTGTAGAAAAAGGGTTTTCAGAACGGGAACTATCGCGCCGCGCCGGTATGAAATCGCCTGGCGCTTATTGGTGGTGGAAGCGTAACATCGGCACAACGTTGTTTTCAACGGCGTTAAAGTATGCTGAAGTTCTTGATCTAAAAATTACCCTATCCGCATAAAAAAACCCCGGCAGTGGAGCAACTGCCGGGGCACAGAGATGGAGAGAGACAATGAGTAACAACGAGGCAGATATGTCAGAAAATTTATTAGCGCACAAGCCTTCTTTTGCAAAAGCCACACTTCCTTTTATTCAGCGCGGTCAATTACCCGCAAAAGATTTGTTGCCGATCATCCCGCCAGGCGCGGCTCTGTCGCCGAAGTCGGCGGTCGATAGTTCCCAAATTGGGAAAGTTCCAGGTCGGTATGACTTTCGCTCGAACATTTGGTTTGGCTTAACCGGCGCATGGCCCACGATGGGTTTGCCAGACAATTTGCTCAACGCCGCGCAGTCGTGGCCCACCGACAACGTAGGGCTTCGCGCCGAGAATTGGCCCGCAGTCGATATTGACGTGGACTCAGAAGAGGCGCGTGATCTGGTAGAAGGCTTGGCAAACTTTCATCTTGGTCACGCCCCTGTGCGTGTCCGAGCAGGTGCGCCGCGTGCTTTGCTAGTGTTCCGAAAGATAGGCGAAGAACCGATCCGCAAGATGCGGTTGGTATTCGAGGACGGCACGCGTACACACGCGGTCGAAATTCTTGGCGCGGGGCAACAGTATCTTATTAATGGCGTGCACCCTAGCGGCGTGTCGTACGAATGGCGAGAAGGAGCAGACCTTGCAACGTGGAGCGCGGACAGCTTAACCAAGATTACCGCGCAGGACGTGCGGAACTTTATGGACGTACTGGCGGGAGAAATTTTAGCGCGGGGCTGGAAGATTACGACCGACATCCGCCTTCGTCCATCTGCCGGTGGTATAGGTCACGCGGTAAAAGATTTGGAGCCAATTGTTTCGGTCGAAACGGCGTTGGATGCACTCCGCGCAATTCCAAATAATGAAGACACACTTCCTATGCGCGAAGATTTAGTCGGGTTATTGGCAGCGTTTAGCGCAGCCGCAGGTCGTGATAGTCAACGTCCTGAAGTCGTAAGCGAGGTAATCCAATGGGCTACCGCGCAAGATTGGGCGGAGCCAGACTACGTTAATAGCGTACTTCGGTCATTGACGCATGTGCGTGTCGGACCGGAGCGGCTATTTGGTATGGCTCGGAAATACGGGTTTGTAGGCGATGCGCAGGAAGATTTTAAAGATAGCGTAGCGTCCGCCGAAGAAGTTATTACAGTAGCCCAAACCGCGTTAGACGAGAACGCAGAACGTTTGGAAGCCTTATCGCGCAGGGTAGTATATTGGCCCTTTGCAAAGCGTTGGATCGACAAGGAATCAAAAATTCAATATGACGTATCCGCTTTTAACCAAGCACCGCATTTGGGTGTAATGATCGCGCCAACCGGTGCGACAGGTATTAAAACTGCGTCGAACTTATTGCTGAACTCTACCCGCGCTCAAACCGTTAGTGGTATGACCTATCTTCCCGGTCAACCGCAAATGGTGACATGGGAATTTAACGGTGTTTCGAACTTTTTCTTCAACAAGTGGACGGCGCGAGATGTGCCAGTATTTGTCGCAACGGATGACGATATTAGACCTTGGCTCGACCACGTCGAATACCTTTTTGAAAACGTCGAAGATCGCGAATATCTTTTGGATTTCTTGGCGCACGTTGCGCAGTATCGCGGTCGTAAAATCCGTTGGGCACCGATTATCATCGGCAATCAGGGCGTAGGTAAGGATTTGTTTTTGCGTCCTATCGTCAAAGGATTGGGAGAACGTACCAACGCCCAGACCGTGCAGCCGGAACGTTTGAATGGAAACTTCATCGACTTCTGGGAAAAAGAACTGGTAATCGTTGAAGAAGTTTCTCGCACTGACCGCACGGACATTTACGAGAGAATGAAAGCTGTTATTGCCGGTACAGTGTCCGACACGGTGACGATTGAGCGGAAATTTGAGCAGCCTTATGAAGTTCCAAACGTAGTCAATTTGATCTTCTTCTCCAACCATTCAGACGCGCTTAACTTATCCGCTGATGACCGCCGGTTTTTTGTCATGCACTCTTACGCAGAACCCCGTGATCACGATTATTACGAGCATTTATCCCAGACGTTCTATGAAAAGCAAATGGGCTGGCAAAAGGTATTTAATTGGCTGCGGAAGCGTGACATCGCCCATTTTAACCCAGATGCGCGTCCTCGTTTCAATGAAGCCAAGCAACGGATGATTGAAGAGTCCCAGCCATATTATACGTTGTGGATGCGCGACACTTATCTTATTGGTCGTTCAGTTGTGGTTATTAAGGATATTCTTGACCAGATTTCAACTGACTTTAATTTCCCAGCTCGGATACGAGACACTATGCGTTCGCAAGCACAGGTATCAAAGGCGCTAAAGTTCGCGGGTTGGCATTATCGCGAGAAGATGCTTCGCCTCGGAGAAAAATCTAATAGCCAAAATGTTTGGTGTCGCACAAAGGTACTTGCCGAAGGCGATGCAGAACTAATCCGCGCACGGTATCAAGCCGAGAAAGAAAAGAAGTTAAGCAATGTTGGATGACCTGCGGGTTAAACGGCTTGTTAATCTTCTTCGTGAGTATGGATTAGGAGAGATCGAAGCCAATACATTGGCGCAAGTAATTATTGCGTTTTTTAATGTAGAGAAATAACCGTACTAATAAATGTAAAGATAAGGATTAGGACAGTTAGCCCTAATCCAATTACTAAGTTTAGCTTAATCTGTTCGGCTTTTGATTCCGCCGCGTGTTTAGCAGCAAGTTTTTGTTCTTTTTTTATTTGGTTAATTTCACCGACAATTTCATCCCAAGCACTTGGACCGTATTCGCCGGTAATCATATTCTTTACGTCTTGTTGCATTTGCTCAACTTGCTTACGGGCGGTGAACGCCTTTAACGCAAGTTCTTCGGCACTGGCGGTATTACCCCAAGTACCTTTTGATGCCGCCGCAATTTTGGTCAATTGTCCCGCAGCGCCCAATAATTTGGATACGTCCCCGATCATGGATTGCAAGTCTTTGCCATATTTTACGGCGGTTTGAATCCCCGTAAATGCGGCCTTTGCCCCCATTAGGATCGTAATCGGGTCCATTAGTGTTTACCTAGGAACCAATTAATCACAAGCGTAGCCATTGACCCCAATACAGCCGCAACACCCATAAAAACGCGAGTGCCGCCTTTCATCTCGTGGAAAGCATCTTTAATTTCTTTAAGATCAGCCCGCATTAAATCCATGCTGAATTTTAACGCAGATACTTCTGCCTCAAGACGACCTAGATCACGCTGCACATCATCACTCATTTTGATGTTCCTTGCTTTTTATCAAAGGAACGCATCGCGCCAAGGCCTAGCATACCCGTGGTGAGAGACATAAGTGCATTAGTATCGAACTGCGGAATCGGAACAATATGGTTAAAAAACGCCGCCACCCAAGTTGCGAGCGGAGCCACGACATACATGAACATGAACGCCAATGCGCAAGTCCAGCCGATAGCAGGTCGCCATCCACTTACGAATACATTAGCGTTAGCCGCCTCAACCTTATTGACTTCCGACTGTTGCGCCGATTGCTCGGCAGCGTACTTGAGCAATTCTGTCTGCATCTGTGCTTCGGCTCGTGCCTTGGCATTTGCATCAGGAATTAAATCGAGCACTTTTGAAACAATCGGAGTTAAGCCGGAAATAAGGTCGAGAGGATTCATGGTTATTGTCCTAATAAGCCAGGGAACTGATTACGATCTATACGACCAATTTGTTGCAACATATTTAAGGTAGTAGGCGATGGCAGCATACTGGCGGCTTGACCGGCTTTATAAGCGGTTTCGCCTACGAGACGAGGCGAAGATGCGGCTAGATACGCAGCGGCTCCTGGTAGTCCCGCCGGATTGCCTAACAAATGCAACAAGCCTTCACCCGCAACTACACGGCTCAATCCCCTTGGCTCTATGCTTCGCATCGTTTGTCCAGCGATAGCTGGAAAGAAATCAGGATTAGACTCAGCGATCTGTCGCCCCAACGCCGCCCTCTGCCCGAAATTGGTGTTTACGTTGTCGCGAAGAATTGACAAGATTTTGCGAGAGGCGGTATCAGTCGATACGTTTTTTCCAAGCGAAAAGGTTTTGCGGAGTTGCATCAGATTATCTGACGCGTCTGCGTAACCTTGCATAGCTTTAGCATATTGCGGGGTATGAATCGCGAGTTGCTTTTGGATTGAGTTATAAACCTGCGTACGCACGGCTTCTGCAGCAGGATTAGACGCGTCAATGCTGCCAATACGTTGTTTAAGCGCATCGTAATCCATAGGCGTAGGTTTTGGATTTGCGGCTTTCCAATCAGCGATTACGTTTCCGATTTCTTCATGCACCGCTTGTGCGGCGGTATTCTTAACAAAGTTGCCTTGTTTAAACACGGACTCCGCGTCATTAAACGCCTTATCAATCGGAGCCACACTTAATTTTCCCGCTCCGCCACCTGCGCGAAGTTCTGTGGTATTTGCGAGGTAATCGGCTTGTCTTGTAGCGCGTAAATCTTCAACGTGTTTTAGCGCCATATCTACAAGGTTACTAGCATCGCCTTCACCGCGCATCTGTTCTAGGAACGCAGTTCTACCATTTCGCCCTGCTTTAAAAGCTTGTTCGACAGCTTCGCCGCCTACACCGGTTGTTAAGCCAAGGCTCTTGGCGGCAACCTTCCCGCCTACTCCTGCAACGCGGGCGGCGTTAGTAAGAGGATCAATTGCACTTCCTACCGTACCTGCCGCGCGGGCGGTTTCTCCAATAATGCCAGGCACACGACCAGCAGCGAGTTCACCACCGGTTAAGATTGTTGCCGCATCGCCGAGAAAACCAATTGGGTCTTCCGACATTGTTTTCTTTAGGTTTTCTAAACCACCGTAACGTTGTGCGAAAAAATCGCCGACAGCATTTGCGGGTGCTTCGACTTGAGCCTTTTGTTCAGGGTTCTGCTCATAGCCCAAAGCACCTTCGGCTTTGGAATAAAGACCTTTGCCCAACGCACCGATATTTTCGGCGGTTTGAATCGGGTGCATAAACGGCTGAATTAAATTTTGACCGAACTCCATCGCGCTCGCTGGCGCGTTTTTTAACGCAGCGATTGGAACGTCTGACCAATTTTGGGCTTGAACACGTTGATTCGCTTGATTGTTCTTAGGAACGAAATCGTTCCAAGGACCACTTGTATTAGTAGCAGGAGCAAAATCTTCCCAAGGACCACTCATTGCGCCGGTTCCCAATTATTCTTGTCAGCAGGATTTCCACCTTTGAATTTGTAACCTTTAAGCACCGCTCCGACAGCCGGTGCGCCAGAAGAAGTTTGAGTTTTTGGGCGGCCCCAATCATTGCTGTTATATTTGTCAAACATTTTCTGAGTTTCTGGCGTAATTAAGCTGTGCTTTTTTGGATCATAAAAATCACCCATCACTCGTTGGGTAGATGAATCGACAGCGTTAATCCTTCCGTTTACAAGTTCATGGTATGCGTCAAGCACTCCACGAATTTGTTCCGGCGATTTGGCAGCCGATATGTTTGAATTTAGCGATGACTGTTCTTGATCGGTAAGAACACCTGCGCGAACCATTTTACCAACTTCACCTTGGAGCATATGAAGTTCGGTATTAAAGTTTGCGACACGCGGGTCGCCGCTTGCGTTAAGAAACTCGTTGCGCACCGCGTCGAATGCTGGAAGCGGTCCGTTACCAAGTTTTTCAGCTTTATCCAATACGCCAACTTCATGTTGGGCAAATGTACCCAACGTTGTGCTCTGCCCGTAAAGGCTTTTAAGATTGTCACTCTTGGCAAAACTTTTGCTGATTGCGGCGCGGTTTTGCGCTTCGAGTGGATTATAATCAGGAAATGCGCGGTACATATCCATTTGCATACGTTGCATCATTCCGGCGTTTCCACGCGCAGCGCCAGAAAGAGTATCCGAACCCGCCGCAACCTTGGAAAGGCGTTGTTTGTATTCATCCGATAGGCTATCAAAATATTGCGAATTTACACGAACATCTTTTGGAATGCCGTATTGCGCATAATCTTGAGGTTTTGCGTTACCAGTTTCCGCAGTGTTGGCGGGCGTAGTAATTGGCTTACCGGTATTAAGATCAAAACTTTGGTTGCTGATTGTATCAGTTGCGATCCCGGCTTGGCGGTTGATAATCATGCCATTTGCAAATTGTGGTTGCGACTTTTCAATAAGACCCATAACACCATTGATGTCGCCGGAAGCCGCTGCCGCTTTCGCGAGTGCTTGATACTGCGGCGACATATCTTTGAATTGAGTTTGGAACTCTGGCGACTGCATGATCTTGGCGAGATTGGTTTGTTGCGCGTTTTCACGCGACATTTTTTGTTGCTGAAGCAATTGCGTCTGCATCGCCGAAATAGCTTGCGGCGTAGTTAAACCTTCACCCATACTGCCGATAATTTGCGCACGTTGCGAAGGAGTCATTTGTTGTCCAGCAGCGGCTAACTTGAACCCAAGGTTCGCCATATTATTGAACATCATCAACCGCGTTTGCGCGTTGGTCAAACCGGTGCTTGGGTTGATCGCTTGCGGATCACCGCCACCACCAAAAATGTTTGACAAAAAATTACCGCCCGCCGCACCGCCCGTAGCCGCGCCGCTTTGGGTTGTACCACTATCCGCCATTGTAGCAGGTGTAGAAGTAACTGGAGCGGAAACAGGTGCCTGTATTCCCGCTCCGCGCAAATCGAACATTGGCGTTGCGCTTATTTGCGCGGGGGCTGATGGTGGAGTTATTTCACCAAGAGTTGCGTAAGGCATATTTGACATTGGGGAATAATTAGATTGCCCTAATGCAGTTTGAAGAGCCGATTCTGGTGAAGAAATACCAAGATTTGATGTAAGTGCACTTTGAATAGCCGGAGCCGTATCCATCGCGCTTACGCCAACAGACGGATTAACAGCATAAGGCAAAGAACTCATCGGTGTTTGTGAATTTTGTTTAGCCAACAACTTTTGTGCTTGAGTTATTGCGTCTGTTGGCTCTGCGCCCATACTTCCTAATTTTTGATGACTTACTTCATATGCACGGTCAAGTTCACGCTTTAATTGTTCTGGAGTTTTAGGAACATTTGTTTCAGTATCCGCCCACATTGATTGCGGGTTATTTACTGGGTTATAATCCGATTGCAGAGTTGTGCCCGGCGATGCGCTTTCTGCGGTTGAATAACCAGAAAAAAGTTTTGTAAGAAGAGATTGTTGCGGAGAAAGAGCAACTTGCGGTTGCGCGGCTGGCGAAGCCGATGGCGACATACTTAAATCGCCTTGCGGCTGCGCAGCGGAAAGACCAAGCGTTCGCTTGAGCCAATCCAAGTACGATTGATCGGAAGTTGAAGAGGATACATCAGTCATTTTAGTTTATCCTTCAATACATACTTTGACCAAGCTGCCCGCCTAATCCGGTATCGCCCCTACCAAGCATCCCGCCCAATAAACCGCCTAGACCCCCACCATATCCGGTATCGGGGCTATACCCATGATTGCCTGAATATTCGCCACCGGCAGGGCCGCCATTACCGTTGCCCATTACATTAGGAGCAGTTTGCGCCATTGCGGTATTAGGGTCTTTCGCCGCCGCAGCAGCCTGATAAACACTATTCCAAAATTCAGGTGTCAAACGATAATATTGGTTTGCGCCTAAAGGACCGCCACCGGTGTTAGGCATACTTACTGGAGTCGCTTGCGGCATATCATTTGATAAAATACCCATTTGAGATGCCGAAGGAGCCGAAAGCAAGCCTGGGTTATACGCTTGGTTCATCAAAGAATTTTGAAACGCTTGCGAAAGCGCCGCGTGCGTTGGTCCATGATAAGCAAATGAACCGGGTGTCATTTGAGGAAATTGCGCGGGCACTTGCGGCGCGTAAGTTTGCGCTTGGGCAACAACTGCTGATGGGTCGTAACCTACTGGATACATCTCGTTCATCCGAAAAGTCCTGTAAACATTTGATTACCGTACATTTGAGGACGGTGCTGATAAGGGTTTGATAAAGCAACTGGCGGTTGTTCGGGCTGTGGCGAAAGCAAAGACGCTAAACCAGAAAAACCTTTTTGAAACTTAGGGTCTTGCAAAAGACCCATTATCGTAGGTGCTTGCGGCGTAGTCGGTGCCATAGCTTGCGGCGCGGGCGGTGCCGACGATTGCGGTGTAGGTTGCGCAGGAGGTGCGCCATTAAATTGGTTCGCAAATCCTACACGTGCATCAAGATTAGCATATTTTGGGTTAGGACGTTCGTAACCTAACATAAACGCGCTTGTTGCCCCACTTGTATCTGGGGCGCCTTGCATTTGCCCGTATACTTTTGAGTAAGCGGGCGACTGTAATTGAGAACGCACAAAATCTAATTGGGCATAAGGATCGTTTAAATCACGTTTATTTTGCGCAGCCCACGCTTGCAATGCAGGTTGCTCACCGTTTTTATTGAATTGAAATAGCCCGATAGAATTACCATTGTCGCCAACACGACTTGCATCAAATCCGCTTTCTTGACCAATATTACCCACAATCGCCGCGGCGACCTGCGGTGATTCACCTTTGGAAATTAGGTACTGGTAATATTGAAGTGCGCGTTGGTCCATTATTTAAACGCCTTCGCCATTGGCCCAAAGCCCAGATTAACAGCTTTGCGACCGCCTACATCGACTACTTGATCTGGATATTTCTTTTCGATGTCCTGCGCCATCGGTCCAACAACTTTTGGATAAGACTTTGGATCGCCCTTATAGCGGTAAGCATACATATCCAAACCGGACGCAGGGTCTTTGCCCATCTTTTCGATGTCGGTTTTCATTTTTTCGTCTGATGCGCCGAAGAACGGCGCGAGCGACCCAACACCACCAAGCAACGCGCCAAAGCCCGACAAGAATGAACTGCCACTTGTAGGCGTGCTAGAAGTAGTGGTCGAACCGTAAGGTGTCATACCCAAGGCTTGCAACGGAATCTGCAACTGTTGCAATGGGAATTGCTGTTGTTCGCCGTACGCTTGTCTTTGTGCGTCGAGTTGTGCTTGGTTCTGCTGTTGGATCGCGCCTTGACCAGCCAATGCCGCACCCGTTCCTTGAAGGAAAGCACTTTGTCCTTGCCCTGCAAGCGCACCGAGCGAGTTCGCCGCGTTCAAACGCATACCTGCACCCGATAATCCGGCTTGCTGATTTGCTATTTGACCTTGGAAATTACGGTTAAGGTCATTCTGCGCTGCACCTTGCGCTTGCATGAAATTCTGGTTCATCAAGTTCGACGCAAGGTTGCCCGCTTGCATGGCAGCGCCCGCGTTGGTAATACCTTCGGAAATACCCTGACGGGAACCACCAAAGGCACCGGTATGGATCGCTTGATCGCCAATACCGTTCAAAGCCTGTTGGCGTTGCATATCCAAAGATTGCAAACCTGAGTTGATGACGTTCTGCGTGTACGGGTTCATGTACCCGCTTAGGTCAGTTTGCGGAAGCGAACCGGCGTTTACCTGACCGGGTTGATAATTAGTCAAATCACCCGCTGCGCCTTGTGCATACGCAAATGCTGGGTTAGTAGAGCCAACGTTATTTTGAATGGCGTTAATATCGCCTTGAGCGCCAGAAGTCATACCCGCAACACGTTGCCCCGAATACGGCCCCATCATGTTTCCTGAAACCTGATAGGCAGCATTAAGGTTCTTTTGCCCCGCATTCTGCACCCATTGGGGCAGTTGGGTTTGCTGTGTTGTAGTCTGTGAACCGCTAGACTTACCCATAATTAATACCCTTCAACTTCTTTGATAAAGACCATTCTAGTAGCCTTCCATCCGTAATCTGGTAACACTTTTTGCCAACCCATCCGTGCACTGGTCATTATGTAACTGCACCCGTGCACCAACGCAAATGTATCAACATCTTTCTGCAAATCCATGACTTCTGGAAGCTGTCCCGCAACCACAAAACAATTCAAGTATCGTTTCTTTGGCGCATCCACGATTTCGGTGATACACGCACCGAAATCATTCCAGAATATTTGAAATTTGCCTTCAATCAAACCGTGTCGGACATCATCCCATGTATGGGTATCACCCCCATGCGCAAGCGCCTTTTCGATGCGCCGAATGATTTCGTCCGGTGGCAGACCGTTAGATGTCTCTTGTTTTACCACTAATTACCGCCGTTGTAACTACCCCAATATCTGATACCGTTATCGCGTATACGGTCCCATTCGGAGATTGTAAAAGAATCCTTGGAGCAGCTTCATCTTTGGAAATAAGAGACACAAACGAACGGCGGATGATGTCGAGAATCTGAATAATAAATGCTTGACCAATTGTGCCCGGCGGGACAGGAAATTGAATAATCATCGACCGCTCCCCGTTGTCGTGTCAAACCGCATTTTACCTATGCCAAAATCCCCGTCTTGCGAAGCGGTGAACCGGATACGAGTTTCGCGTCCACTTACCCGAACATCGGTATATCCGTCTGCTCTTGGAGTATACGGACCAAAAGTGCGTTCCGCACCTTCAGGAGTCATACGAGAATAAAAATTCAATTGCAAAGAAGTTGCGCCGGTTCCGGTAGCTGGCAAAACTTGTCGAACTTCAATCGTTTGATCGCCGTTTCCAAGTCCTAATGCGCCGGTTTCAGCGTAAACTTGACCCACGCGAGAAGTACCTGCATCGGTATAGCCGGTTTCTTGTTGATACATTACGCCATCGCCATCACCAGCATAAGGGTATTTATACACTTCGGCGGGTGACATCGCGCTGCGTGTCATAAACCCGCGTGCCCACCAATTTTCTTGATAATTCCAGATAACGTAACGGTTCGCCTCTTTATTTCCCGCGGTTGGGTAAAAAAACCAAATCTCTGGGAAAACACCGTTATGACACGCGTGCATACGCAATGGTCCGTAAGACGGGTCCATCTCGTCAAAAATATCGTTAAGGATTGGGCAGTCGAGCGGTTGCACAAAGCCGCCGGAATAGATTTGAAAACCCGCATTTGAGAGCCAGACAGCTTTACCGTTAAATGTCGCAATGCCGTCTGGATGCAGCATTTCTGTATCGGAAATACGTTGGAACCCGTAAATATACGGCTGTCCGACATATTGCGCGAGGTAAATGTCGGTTAGCGAAAAGATCAACACGCCTTCGCGAACTTTTACACCTTTAAGCAATGGTGTACGTGTCGGAAGGTCTTGGAACCCGGCAGAGTTGGTTATGCTAGAATAATTCCAGTCGGTGTAATCTTCACGCGAAGACCAAGCTACTCTTCGAGAAGAACCGCCACCACCTGTTTGCCCGATTGCCATAACATGACGTTCTTCGGTAACAAGCACGGAACGGTTATCAGTCGGCGCAGTAGAAATTACCGTAGGTTTTGTAGTTGGTGTGGTAGTCGTATAATAAAATAAACGACCGTCACTCGAAGCCGTTAGAATAACGTCTTGACCCCAGTTTGCAAAAGTCCAAAACTCAAACGGTATAAACAATGGTGCGGGGTATGGACGGGCGTTACCATAGGTGTACTTGCCGTATTCAAACGTGCCGTACCCACCATTACCGCCAGCAGCATCCAACGGTACGAAACTGGTAGGCGTAATATCAACATATGTACCAGTATCAACGTATAATTTTGAATTTGTCCCAATAAGAACGCTACGGCTATTATTGTTATCACGATAAACGTAAATTTTACGCACTGCGGAATTAAGCGGCGATGTTGCCGATGTCAAACGCAAATTGCCTTTAACGGGCATTAACGACCCGCTTTGCCACCGTATAAGATTAGTATCCCACCAAGAATTTGGCGTATCGTATGGGGTATTATTCCGCTCTAATCCTGGGGGTAATTGTACGGGAACTAATGGCATTAGGCCCAAGCCTCGCTATTCCATAAATTTGCTTCCGCTGTACGCCTACGCACTAAGCCCGCAAGAACCTTACCGCCCCCATGCGTCCAACGCATTAACTGGTCAGGAACCGCGTCATACGCGCCGCTATTCAATCGTGACAATAGAGTACTAGACCGAAGCGTTTGCGCACCGAGGTTATAAGTAAACGAGCAAAGCTCGTCAAATTGATCTTGGTTTAAAGGAACTGTAACCGCAGCTTCAACCTGTTGCGAAAACTCTGCCAGATCATCGGCAAGCATTTCCGATGCCGTGTCTTCGGTGACAAACTTTACACCTACATCGGCTCTTGTGACACCCTTCGTGTGACCGTAACCTATGGTTGGAACATTTGCCGGGCATAGGTAGGCGGTGGCTTGAAAGCCTTCAAAATGCTTAACTAAGGCAACGCCATTTTCAGAGATTTGCATCAAAAGGCTTTCGGTTTATTCGTATTGGATATTAATGGAACCAGCGTCGAATGTATCAGTCCCCGCCGCCGTAGTAATTCGTATGCGATCAAGAGTTGACGAAATAGTTTTATACCCGCCGCTCCCGTACAACGCACTACCAACTAACACCCCAGTAGAAGAAAAAGTCCACAAATTTGTTCCGGTTAAATCTATAGTAGCAATACCGGAATAAAGACTTGCCGCCGTAGGACCATCAACAAAAAGAAAACCAACTGTTGATGAAGCCGCACGGCACCCAGATATATAGCCCGTATTTTCAACGCCACCTGATGAACTGCCAAGCTGCACAAGGTAGCTAGACGTTCCACTGGTAGAAACACCATTAAACATAATGGAAATACGTTTTACCCAAGATGGAATACCAGTAAAGTCGATGGATGTACCGGATGTGGAAGCCTGTGCAGTGCCTAATGTAATCGCACCGCCTTGAATTGTAGTTCCTGTTAAGGTTTTACTACTCAAGGTCTGTGTATCGGTCGTACCGACTACTACACCGGCTGGGTTGCCAGTTCCGCCAGCGGGGAAAGTTATTCCGGCAGTGCCGTCAATTACTACGCTCATGGATTATCTCACTCGTAAATAATGTTGATGGAACCTGCGTCAAAAGTATCTGTGCCATTAACTGTTGTGATACGAACAGCAGTAAGCGCCGCGCCAAGCGCGATAGCGCCAGCGCTACTTGTAATTCGTGTGCCGTTTGTTTCTCCAACTTGTCCACTTTCAGCCCAAGTATTTCCTGATATATTTGAAATAATAACTTGACCAGAAGAAACAGCAGTAGCACCAGATTGAACAATACAAACAAACCCAGAAGTTGCGGAAGTTGTTGTTGTAGTTGTAGCACCTAAAATACTATAGATATTTCCATAACCGGAAGTTGTATATGTTGGTGTTGCACCAGTACCTAATTGAATTTGTATATTTGAAGTTCCACTAGTAGACACACCGTTAAACATTACCGTAATGCGTTTTACCCAAGACGGAACACCAGTAAAGTCGATGGATGTACCAGATGTAGAAGTTTGCGCCGTACCCGATGTAATTGCACCGCCCTGAATTGTTTTATTCGTAAGCGTTTGCGTTGCCGTAAGACCAACTAACGTATCTGTGATCGCGGGAAGTGTAACCGTATTCGACCCCGCAACCGCAGGGGCCGCGAGGGTGATTGAACCGGAGGTATCGCCGCTAATGACTACTGAAGACATTTAATAACCCTTTATGCTGTTACTGTTTTAATGACAGCAAACTGAATTACTATCGCTTCGGATAATGACCCAGCAGTGTTGTTACGAACATAAATTGTAGCGGAACCGGCAGCGGGAACTACTGCGAACCCGTACCCACCTAAAGTTCCAGTCGCGGCGTGATTAACAACAATAAGGTCTGTAGCAGCAATTGTAGAGTTCGTTAAAACAAACGATACAACCGTTGCGGCGGATAAAGCCGCGCTGTTTAAGGTAATCTGCCCAGTAATTTTGTTAAGAGTTACGCCTGTAGCTTTAGACGTTGATTGCGTAATCGTCCCACCGGAACCGGTTCCGTAGCCGATCCCACCAGTAGACGGCAGAGTTAAATTACCGTTTGAATCAAGATTAACAGTCGCAGTGCCGTTTGATTGGAATTGCAAGGCTCCAGACGTGTCGCCTGAAAATTGAATACCTGCCGAAGTAGATGCGTTGATAATGCTCGCCATTAGAGGACCACCCACCTAGAACCGCTTGGAACTGTTACGGTAACAGAAGCGGTGATTGTTTCAGAAGCTATGCTTGTGTATGACGCGCTAAGAGTATAAGTACCATTACCCCCAGAACCCGTACCAAATCCTATAATCGTTGTGCCTGGCGTAATTCCGGCACCTGAAATAGTTGAACCAATATAAAGCGCGCCAGAGGATACAAACGTAATTTGCATAGTTGTACCAGAAATCGACCCGGTTCCCGTAAACCCAGAACCAAGAGTGATTGGACCCACGCTATGCGCGTTTTGCCCAGAAGGAACCGTGTAAGAAGCATTGACGGTTTTTGAATTAAGATAAAAAACCGAGTCAGAACCGCTACCCGTTGCACCGCCACCACCACCAATGCTGCCCCAAGCTGTGCCGTTATAGCCTTCAAATGCACTGCTAGAAGAATTGTATCGTAGATACCCCGCCGCGCCCGTTGGACGTTGCGCGGTTGTTCCAACGGGTAAAAGCACCGCATCGGTCGAAGAGATTGCTAATTTAACCGCAGGTGTGGTCGTGCCGATACCAACATTACCGGCGGGTGTGACACGCATTACTTCCGCAAGTGTATTCGCGGTCGTACCGGTTGTACCGGCTACGGCGGTGGTAAACGTGATTGGACCCGATCCGCCCGTACCGGTGCCGTTTCCGGCTTGTATAGCAAGCGCAGTGCCCGTGATATTAGTACCGGTGCCTGACGCACCGCGAATGGTCGCCGCAGAAAGCGTTGCAGTTCCGTCACCCGTACCCGCGATTAACGCAGTGCCAACAACAGGACTTGTAAGGGTTTTAGCAGTAAGCGTCTGTGTCGCGCCGAGAGTAACTAACGTATCAGACACATCCGGCAGAACATATGTGCGAGTTGTACCGGTAGTAATCGACGCAGCGTCGAATTGCGCAATTTTAGTCGTATCGGCGTTATCTTTAATGTAAAAAAGGCTATCCGTAACGGTTGCTGATTTACCGGTATGATTAATCGCAACCGCCGTACCACCCGCAGCAAAAATGCCGTCAAGGGTATCAAGGTCAGTATTAAGATGACCGCCCCAAGCATCGGTATCGGCACCGACTTCGGGCTTTGTCAAATTTAGGTTGGTCGTAAAACTATTCGCCATTTAAGCAACCTTTTGCCACGTATCGGTTCCGTTACTCAACGGAGTCCAGTTATCGGTACCGTTGGTCTGCGGGGACCAAGAATCTGTGTTCCCCTGTGGGGGTACCCACAGTAACCGAGCCACGCAAGTAGCCGAGGAAAACTGTGGAGCAGACGCGCTTGCGTTTGAAACGAAAACGGCTGTAAGTGAGGAAATAGATACCACATTTGTGGCGGCAGACGCAAGGCGTATGGCTGTTCCGGCAACGCTTGCGGAAGATTGCGAAGTAACATCCGCCGAAATATTAATGTAATTGACGCGGTTGAATGCAGCGGTATCTTGTGGTTCTGTAGCCGCGAGCGCGAAATTATCTATTTCTGACGCTGTAATAGCCGCAGTATCAGTTGGTTCCGTAGCCGCAAGAGTAAGAGGTATTATTACCGCCACCGCCATCGAAGCGGTATCAGTCGGTTCTGTAGCCGCGAGCGAAGTAGTTGCGATTATTTCTGCGGTGATAGCAGCGGTATCAGTTGGTTCCGTAACGGCTAAACTTATAGAAGAAATTACAGCAACGGTCGCGGCGCTAGTATCTGTTGGTTCGGTAGCGTTTAAGGTAGCCGAGGTTTTAGAATTTACGGCAATTGCCGCCGTATCAATTGCTTCGGTAACCGCAAAAGAAATTGTTCCGGTAATCCCCGCGCTGATCGCGGCGGCATCTGTTGCTTCAGTCGCAGCAAGAGAAGTTGTTGCAGTGATAACCGCGTTAATTGCCGCAGTATCGGTTGCCTCAGTTGCGGCGAGAGAAGTTGTTGCGGTAATTGCCGCACTGATTGCCGCAGTATCGGTTGCTTCGGTCGCCGCTAATGAAAGCGTAGTACTCGCCGAAGGGGTATAGGTAATGACGATAACGCCTTGAGCGCCGGACCCATAATTTGGTGTTTGGTTAGAAGCGCCGCCACCGGCCCCATACAATCCCGCCGCGCCCGTTTGCGAAGTACCGCCAGAAGGACTACTTTTAGACGATGTTCCGCCAGAACCACCACCTGGACCCGCAACCGCTGTAAAAGTAGCGGTATGTGTTCCCGATTGTGTACCGCTTAATGTAATGGCCGATCCATTAACGGTGGCAGAAACTTGAAAATTTACGTTAGAAATAAGAGAATTGGAAACAGAATTTAATACGTAATAAGTTACTCCCGACGTAATATTCGTTGGAAGCGTTCCAGTAGTTGTAAATACAACTTTTGATCCCGCAGGGGGAATTAAACCGGCTCCAACGGTAAAAAGACTTGTAGCAATGGTTATAGTAGCAGTAGTGGAAGTAGTAGTTGTAGAAGTCCAAAGATTTCCGTTGCCGCCCAAGCCCGAACCAGCATTAGACGCCGCGCTTCCGTCTTTTGCTCCGCCGCCACCGCCGCCGCCCGTACCAACTTTTCCTGAACCCGCCGCAGTAGAAGTTCCCGAAACTGCTCCAATACCGCCCGCACCGCCTGATGCTCCGCCACCCGCCCCGCCCGCGCCGCCCGCGGTCGCGGTTCCCGCCCCACCGGCTGATCCGTTATTTCCGCCGCCACCACCGCCAGAACCAGCTAAACTAGTTGTAAATGAATTTCCACCGGCGGCGCCCGCGCCGCTGGGTCCAGCCGCACCGCCGCCGCCCGGATAAGACCCAACTGATCCATTGCCGCCAATACCACCGGCACCGCCGCTAAATGCGGAAGCAAGCGGAATACAGTTTGCTGCTAAACCGCCAAGTCCACCAGCAGTTGTAGTTGTTGATGAACCGCCTTTTGCTAAAATACCATCTGTGGATAAGGTAGGTGCGGCATTGGTTGTTTTATTTAACCAAGTATCCGATCCCGCCGTTCCGGTAGTACCACCAAGTCCGCCAGCCCCGATAAAATAAAAAACTCCGCCACCGGGGGTTAAAGTAAAATTGGTTAATACTGTATATGCACCGCCGCCGCCGCCGCCATATTGAAAATTACGACCAGAACCGCCGCCGCCGCCAATAGCTTCAATGGTATTATTGGAGTTGTTCCAATCTGATGGAACAGTCCATGAGTTAGCCCCAGCACCACTTAAAATGATGACATTAGTCGCCATTACTCATATACCGGGGCGGTAAATTGTTGAGTTTCAGTATTATAAATCCAACCGATACCTGCGGGTGAATCATCAGGTAAGTTGACAAAAAAAGTACCGTTTGGCGCGATAGCAATCGTTGCGTCAGCCATAGCGACTCCAACAATAATATTAGTGTTAAGGTCGATCATAGCGCAGCGCATGATATTATCCGTGTGTAATCGTGCCTGACGTAATCTGAACGGTCTGACCGGAAGAGATCGCCGTTGAGTTGATGGTAATATCGCTACTAGAAGTTCCGACCGTTAAGCCCGACACGATTACTGTACCCGCGAAATTGCGAATTTCGGCAAGAGCCGCTGTACCGGTACCAGAAGCCGTAGCTGACAAAGGAACACCGGAAAGTGTTAACACCGTGTTGCTCACGATGGTCGCAGGGGTTGCCGAAAGCGTAATCGTTGCGAGAACACCAGTTGAACCCGAAAGCGCACTTGTGCCAATTACAAGTGACCCTGCGGTTGAAGTACCCGATCCAACAACATAAGTTTTTGACCCAATAGCGTCGATGACGTTCTGGAGTCGGTTTGTTTTAACAACAGTAGCATAAGTTACAGCCATTTTAAAAGTTCCTTATTAGGTTAGGGTCACAGACAATTGGCTTGCCGAAACTTGAAGCACATCGCCTGTATTGATGGTTTTTGAAGTTGTTAGAGCGGCAGTTACAAGTTGGTTTCCACCGGTACTCGCATCATAGATCGCGATATGAGTAATTGTACCCCACGAACTTGTCGCGGCGGTCCATTGCAGGGTGGAAGTGTTAGTGGCAACGTTGCTAGAAATTGTAAACGCTGCCGATAAACGAGTATACGCCGTACCGGAAGTTGAAATTTCAGTTCCACCACTTGCAGGGTCGCCAACAAAAAGCGCAACGTACAATGCCGATGGCTTGGTATAGGTTGTCGAACCAAGCAAGTGCCCAAGCAGTGCGTTGTCCGTATAGGAAGTAAAAGCCATCAGAAAAATCCTCTTTTACGAGCGACCATTTGGGTAGACGGACGCATTGCCCGTTCGCTTTCTAGCGCCATCGCGTCCATAACCTGTTGACGCGCTGCGGCCCAAATTTGTAAACGCGCATCGTCTTTTAAATAAGGTGCTGCTTCAAGCAGGGTGGAATAAAGGTATAGGTCTGGAGATTTGGTGAGTAGCCAGTTTGTAGCTACAGAACCCGAAAGAGATGGAATCCGCTGATAATACGTAAGGATAATATCAGCATTGGTCGCAGGTGCGGGTAGAATCTCAAACGCACCGTCGATCATGGTGTAATACCGGGCTAAACCAGTAATTTTGTTAGCCTTTAAAACTTTGGCTTCTAACGGACCGATAAACGATAAAGCCTGTTGCGGTCCGATTTGAGTCATATTCAGTTCTAGCGAATAATTCTCAAGGAAATCGCTTGGAACAGATACATATTCATTTGAAGTAATGGCTTCGGAACGCAAAAGCATGTCCCGCGTACGCAATTCGCGATTAAACTTCGCCTCTGCCAGCGAAATAAATGTCGGAATCACTGACGTAAGATCGGCACGGTTGAGCCAGTCACCCGCTGCGCTTTGTAAGTCAGTGTACGTTGCAATAGCCATTAAATTGTTCCAGATTTGGTACGGAAGTATTTATTGTCGGGGTCATTTAACCACCGTTTCAAAGCAACTTGATCGTCCAATATGCCTTTTTTCTTGAGGTCCATGTAAATGACCATCGGAATTTGGGCTACTCGCGACCATTCTCCATGCCTATCAGGCGCATCGTTATATGCCCGCTTATTAGACTCGATAATATCGCTAACGTCTTGTTCGGCGGTAATTGTCGCTTCATCGGTCATATCATCATAGTTGAAAACGTGACGAATGCCGGTGATCGGGTCAATATCAAGAAGTTTTTTCATGGGATTCCAAAAGTAGTGGGGGCGGCTTTTACACCGCCCCCGTTAGAGATTACGAAGTGGTAAGATCGCGGACAGCAGCGTGTGACTTCTGCTGACGAACTTTCAGACCGTATTCCACGATAATCATACGCTTTTCAGCATCGCCTGTCTTCGCAAGAACTTCCGTGCGGAAGTTGCGGAGATAGCCGACCGAAGCGTACTCAGGGTCCATGACGTAAGCAGTGGCTTCAGGCTGGAAGCGGTTAGGCACAACGTTTACGGTACCGAAGTCGGAAACGTACACGTCTGCTGCACCGATGATTTCTGCTTGAGAGCCAGCAGGAACGTCACGGAAGCGGGTTGCGATGCCGGTGAAGCCGGAAACAACGGTCTTGTTGAAAGGGCCGACCATCAGAACCTTCGGATCACCACCCTGCGTCCAAACGCCCTGTACGGCGGTCTTGAGCAAGGTTTCAGTGAACGCACGGGCGGTACCCGCGCCAGCAGCCGTTGCGGGCGTACCATCGAGAGAACCCGAACCACCGGACATCACAGGAGCCGTACCGGACGTGCCGGAATAGCTGTTGGTGATGAGCCACGAACCAAAACCTGCGGTTACGCGGGCGGTCGTGTTGTTACCTGCAACCGAAACCTGACCAGCGGTCAACGTCGATTCCATATCACGCTTGAGTTCCGAAGCTGCCTTAGCAAGTTCGTAGGCAAGATACGAACGCATACCAGCCTTATCTACTGCTTCGAGAGTGCCCGAAGTTTCGATGATCTTGGAACTGATCTGCGTGTAGTTACCAACACGCTGCGTAGGCGTACGCGAAGTCGCGGTGCCGTTGTAGTCGTTACCTTCAAGCTGTGCGTTCGAAGACGAAGCTGCTGCAAGGTTGTCGGTCTGCCACTCGTAGTAAGTGTTCTTTACATTTTCGCGACCAACGTTCGACATGAAAGGAACGTCAACTGGCGAAATGTTATAGATGACGTTCGCGAGGTCTTCGCGAACCGAGCGATACCCGTCATAACGGGTAAGTGTATTTGTTGCGATAGCCATGATTATTTACCTTCTGTTAATCCAAAAAAGCTTCAAAAAGGGAAGCGGCATCGCCGATTTTCCCAGACTGTGCGAGACGTTGTTTCGCTTTGGTAACATCAGATGCGGACTTAGGTGCGTTGGAAGCAGACCCCGCAGATGCAGTTTTTGGCCCTTTGTTCGTAACCGGTTGTGGCCGATTTGTGTTTAAGGCATCAAACTGCATGGCTTTGTATAAAGCCACCACGGCGCGGGAATCATACGTCTGGTTAAGTTCCTCGGCGGAGAAGCCTAGCTTCTGCCCGTATTCGAGTAACTTGGGACGATCTGCTTCCCATTTTTTCGTATCTTTCCAGGCTGGAATAGCTTCCGTGAGTTTTGCACGGTTCTCTTGTACCAACTTGGCAAGATAGGCTTGCTGTTCTTGCGCCTGTAAAGCCGTTAGCCGTTGCGACTCAAACTGTGCTGCTGCCAGCTTGTCTTGTCGTTCACGCCAAACGTCTTTTTGTCGCACATACTCTAAAGGATCGGTATCGTAGAGCCTCTGCCAATCCGGTTCCTGTTGCAAGTTGGCCTGAACTTGCTGTTGGAGCGCGGTTAGAAGTTGGGCGTACTGCGCACGTTCCTGTGTTACTGTCTGCCGCTCTGCCTCAAACGCCTTGCGTTCTTCTGACAAAGCGGAAGTTTTCCGCGAATAATCCGCTTGTCTCTGATAACCTTTGACTGCCTCTTCCAAGGGAATCTGCTCGGTCTTGCCGTTAATAGTTACGGTGACTAGCTGGACTTCTGGTTGGGAGCCATCAGTATCTTCGTCTTCAGCGGCGGGTTGATCTTCCGAGGCAACTTCTGCTTGCGCATCCGCCGTCTCATCCTCGTTGACTTCACCCTCAAACGCCTCTGCTTCTTGGGCAGGGGCTTCAGTAGGCGCTTCCGTGTATTCTGGCGCGTTGAGATCGGGGCTTCCCCCGGCAAGCAGCGCTTCGAATGATTGGGCAGCGCCCGTGAGGCCGGTGGCTGTAATCGCCGTATCGGTCATAGATTTTTACCTTAAAGTTATGTCCCGCGCAAGCGGCGGTTCCAATCTTTGATTTTGGTACTCTGGGCAACGTTTTTTAATTCGGCGCGAAGAGCGTTAATTGCAAGGATCATACGGTAAAAGTGTTCCCGTGTGTCCGTGCCCACCGGAACAGTAGCTTTCCAATCTTCAATGAACTTCTGTTCAAGACGATTAAGAAGTTCGGTTACTGCTTCGGAATCTGCGAAGGCTTGCGCTTGGTTAATTAGATCGTGCTCAAGCATTAGGCGGTCCCATCGGCGCGGATAATGCTTGGACTAGCTGACCGTGCATATCGACATTCGCGCCAATCTGCGCCTTAGACATTTCTTGGTCGCGGGCGATCATGGCTTCGACGTGAGCAATGTTGACTTGTGTACCGTACTTGGCTTCGATGTCAGCCATACGAACCATTGCATCCAAGTGCATTTTCTGCTGTTCAAGTTGATTCTTGCGCATCGAGTCTTGCGCATCCGCTTGAAGTTTTGCCGCATCAATTTGAGTCTTGGCTTGAACTTTCTGTTGCTCAATCTGAACAAGCATCATGTTCGGATCAGGCGGTTGATTCTGCTGTTGCTGTTGCAACATCTGTTGCACGACTTGCATATCTACCGGCTTGAAATACCGGCTCGCGTCTTTAAACCCTGCAAGGGTACAGATTTGTGCGAGTGTGTTGCGGTATTGGCTTGCGTCAACTAACGGATTCGACGGACCAAGAGTTTGCATAATTTGTTCTTGCTTTTGAGCAACCATCATCAAGAACTGCATCTTTTCGCTGTCAGTGCCGTGACCCAACGCCACATTGACCTGCACGTCCATATCTGCGTCCCAATATTTTGGGTCGATCTGCACCCACTTGCCACGCAAACGAACCATGCGGGGTTGATCTTGGTGACGAATTAGAAGTTTTAATAAACCCTTAAACAACCGTTTCATGCCATTCTCAGCAAACAAACGGGCAACCAATTCAATACGTTCTTGCGCACCTTGCACCGTGGCATTGACCGCCGAGGCTGTGGTTGATTGCAGAACGTCTGGGTTAAGTCCTTGGGAAGCCGCCGAGATACCAGTCCGTTGCGCACGGACATCATCCATGTACGCAATCAATGGCATCGCACTTTGCCCGACGAAAGGTTCAGCCAAAGGCTGCACCATTCCAGGCGCACGGGCACGAATGATCGCGCCCGTTTCGTTGTTCATCACATCGTCCATATTAACCTGACCCTCGACCACAACGGTGCGAGGATGGATTGTCTGGGCAAGCGAATCTAGCGTGTTGCGGACAATGGATGTCTTGATCCGTTGCAAATCGCTAGTTTGGTCAGCAATAGACTGACCAATAATCATATGCGGTTCTGGATCGGGGCAGAAAAACGCGAATGGTACGTCTGTCGCAATTTCATCGTGCAGGATATGATGCGCGTTGCCGAGCGAGCAAACTTTCCGCAACTCAGCGATGCCGTCACCGTCTTTATCTATACGAACGTATGACTCGACGTACAATATACGGCGCATCGCGGGGTCTGGATTATCCGCGTGCATCATAAACGACATGATTGCGGGGTTACGAGTTTGCGCTTCGTAGTTGATGCTGAAAACATCGCCCTGACCGGCGTACTTCTCAATCTCTTCGCGCTCGTAGCCCATAGCAATAAGTTCGGACATCGTACGCAACGAACGATGCCCCACATATGCAGCGGTGTCTAAATCCCGTGCCTCGCGGGCAATCAAAAACTCTTCTGGCGGAACAGACTCAATTACAACTTTATTGCGCGGAACTTTACGGCGGATTGTAACGTTAAACTTCACTTCAGGAGGCGCGATCTGTTGACCATCCGGTCCAATCACGGCTTTCTGGTGCACGATCTCTTCCATCTTAACTAATTCGCAACTTTCGTCTTGCGTTAAGATAGAAACTTCGGCTTGGTTCAAACCGGTATATTCGGCTTCGCTAATCTCAGTATCTTCGGACCAACGCCATTTGATAATGCCGGTCTTACGCACAAGCGCGTCTTTAAACGCACTGTGCAAAATGCTAAAGCCAGGGTTATCGTTATAAAATACAAAGTTTACATAATCCGTGGCTTGCTCGGCGATCTCGATTGTACGTTCGTTACGCGGTGCGTACTCTACAACCTGCTCGGAAGCAGTAAAAATGCGGAGCAATGATGGAATCATCGCTTGCACTACATCGCGCACTTCGGTCATAACAATTTGGCTACGACCTTCTTCTTCGTTGCCAAGCGGATCACCGCGATAATATTGCGTAGCTTGCGCACGGCCTGGTGCAACAAAACCATCAATATAATCTACAGCGTCATCAATCGACGACTTTACGCTCGCAGAAAACTGCGACTCAGACATCTCCTCGTGCGGATCAGGCTCGTTGTTAAACTGCGTTGGCTTCGCGGTATAATCCTCGCCGAGCAATGCGTCTTGCGACGATTGCGACATCCCTGCGTAATTGCTCGCCATTATTTCTTCCGTGTTGCTTTGGCTTTGGTGCCTTCGGCACCTTTGACCTTGCCCGCATTAATAGAAGCATAAAATACGGATTCGCCTTTTTTGGCACCGTATTCTTTTTTCATAGCCGATTGAATCTTAGCACCTTTTTTAGTCAAAGGCATGATGTAATACTCTTAAACGTTGGTGATTTCGGTAAGGCTAACATCAATGTTCGTGCTTGCACCGCGAAGCACGGCAATTTTATCGCCAGGCGAAACAACCACATACGTAATTAAACCGCAAGGAACCATTGCGTCATTCGTTGTAGCCGTTGGGTTTGTGCCTGTAGCCAAAGTAATATGCGCACCTGCGCCAGTCAGGTTTGTAGTAGCTACGCGTACAAGAGTTGTTTCCTGCCCAAACGCGGTTGACTGCGTGCTAGTGGCACCGGCAGTGATGGTTTGGGACGTACCAAACTTTCCGATAATGTCAGGATAAATATTACCAGCAGCGTCTCTTTGCAGCTTGCTCATTTCTTTTTACCCTTCATCATAGCTTTATCACGAGCCATATCTTTTTTGCCGCCTTCTTTCATACCCTTATCGGACTTAACATCGGCCTTGGTCTTTTCAAACTTTGTAGGAGCATATTTACGCATGGGTTTGCCTTATTTCAGGTTGACTAGTTTATAATGGGTCGATGAATACAACGCGAGCAAATCATCAATAAGGTTTTGAAGCAGCGTAATCCCTTGCGCTATCTTTGCACGGTTGTCAGCAATCCAAATCGCTTCGTCGCCAATTTGTTTGGCGATGTGGTCTTTAGACATAGTTTTCTGCGGCACGGGGCCAATTAAACCAAACCAACCTTGATATGCTTCTACGATCCCGTCGATTTTTTCAATCACTTCGTCGTAGAAACTTCCCAATGCCATATGCTCGGAAAAAGATTTCGTAGACCAATGCGCAAGATGCGCAGCGTTACGAATCGCAAAAGCATGGGAAACAAGGTCTTCAATCATCTCACATACCTTTTTTGGATGCTTTCATAAACTGCGTTGGCTTTACGCCATTATCTTTTCTAGCCTTTGGTTTTATCTGCGCTTCGCCCTTACCAAAGTTTGCTGGATCGGGCGCACCCTTCTTGTGCATCGCGCCATGAAGGGTCTTTGGCATTTTGGTTTTTTCTTTAAACATTATTACATTCCTACAACTGGTTTGGAACCGATCAACGGCAATCCTGCCGCAACTTTACGCTTGACCGCACTTGTGCGACCAGCTTTAGTAACCGCCGCGTGCTGGGCAGGTGACTGTGGCTTCATCGACGCTTTCTTTGGCGCGAGAGTATCAGGATGCAAATCAAACCCGCCAGACCCCTGCGGGGTCATGGAAATGTTAGAGTTCGCAGTAGCAAACGCATCGTGCAGGTTTGAGAATTTGTTTTTCATCGCATCGGTCCTGTAAAGGGAATTGCTCGGAATATACCCGAATTACACCACGCCCGCAATGGCGCGTTTTAGGGACTTGCCGGATACCCATCGACTCGCTCGGCCCCCTACCATTGCCGCTCCGCTGGCGAAAGTTAGGCAGAGAGCATCCGCGATGTCAGGCGACCGCATACCGCGCCGCTTCATCTCGGATTTACCTTCAACCTTAATCTTTCCGTTGGAGGTAAAACCATAAGTCGGTGCACAAAGTTCCTGCCTCAACTCATCCGAGCGGGGTATTTTGCAGGTGCGCTGATTAAGCCAATCGCGCACTGCCAGCCAAAGTTCATCACGGAGGCGGGCAGCCTGGGGGTTCATCGCCGATGATTCAGACACATTAACATCGCGCACGTTATATCCAAGCTCGCGTAGACGGTCAGCAACACCAGACCCCAGTCCGATACTATCAACGCAAATTTCAGAAGGCTTATCAATCTCGGATTCATGCACAATCCTTCCGACCGTTTCCATAAGATCGGCACCGGTCCAACTTTTTATTTCCGTAACAATCTGCCCTTGCCGCTTGACGATACAAGTCCGGTCATCGCCGAACCGCGCCACGTCGATACCGTACACAATCGGCTCGTGCCGGTCGAGCACAACATCTCGCTCCATCGCTCCTTCAACCAACTCCGCCGCGATAAGGACATCATCTTCGCGCAGGGAGAACTCGCCAAGCACGCGGACACGGAACGCATTGCTGACTTCACCGTATGTGGCTTTGATCTGTTCGATAAAATCTTCCGAGACAAGCGGGTTGTCGCGGCAAGAGACGTGCATCGTAAACCAATCGGATTTAAGCTGATGATGCGTCTTAAAAAATAAGCCGGTATTACGGGTGGGGTTCCCGATAAGCACGGTCGTTGCAGAGTGACCCGACATAGAACCCGCTGCCGATTCAAATACGGGTTCGGGGATAGCCGAAGCCTCGTCGCAAATAATAAGCACGTTCTCAGAATGAATACCGGCTAGGGCTTCCGGTCTATCGGCGGATGAAGTACGCGCCGACATGAACGAAGATTCCGGTGCGTGTTTGTGCACGATGCGGTCGGAGAATACATCAAGATTGTCTTTCAAATATTCGGGCAGGGCGTTGACCCACCGTTTTACTTCAGAAAACAATGCGTCGAATAGCTGACCAGCAGTGGGGGCAGTAACAACCGATTTCTGTGGATAACGTGTTAGCATGAACCAAACTAACGCCCAAGAACACACCGTAGACTTGCCGACTCCGTGACCTGCACGGACTGAAATGCGCCGCTCGCCCCTCGCCAGCGCAATTAAAAACTCCCGCTGCCAAGGCAGAGGCGTAGCTTTCAAAACATTCTCGACGAACTCGACGGGTTTATTCCGGTAGGCTTCAATGAAAAAAGCATAAGCCTCTTCCATAGTTTTTATATTTTTTGGATCAAGGGCAGGTTTGACCACGGGGGGCACGGGGGTGGGGGTCGCCTGTTTTTCTTCGTGAATTAAAATAGGGTGGGTATCTATAGCATCGCCCCCGCCAACCCCCAATGCCGGGGGGTCTTTCGAGTCGGTCGC